AGATGCTGGAGGAAGCAGTGCTGTCAGCCAAGCAGATACCAGTGGAGATGAAGCAAGCGATTCTTGATGGGCTACCAGAGTTTATTGAACGCATTGACGAGGCAACACAAAAAATCTACGACCCATCGCAGGTTTGGTTTGAGTCTTTACAGTTCGCTGATTATGTTGGGCAGTTGGCTGAACATCTTGCTGAGGACCACGGACCAGAGTGCCGAGAAGAAATCTCCACCCAACTCCGACTCATGAGTGAGTCTTGGAAAGACCTAGCAGAGAACGCAATGGAAGTACTCGACAAATCAGAGGAAGTGTTTAAACATGGCGCATAGCAGCAAAGAAACGCTATCAGTTATCTGGTGCGACAACGGTAATACTGACGGCAAGTTCACAGAGGGTTTGGTATACAGCATCATCACTGGTGAGGTGCCATTTCATAACGCTATCCGTGTCCAAGGTAATCAGATTGCACGCCAACGACAGGCTGCCTTCGAGATGTGGAACAAGGTTGGTACTGACTGGGCGTTGTGGGTTGACTCCGACATCGTACTCACCAAAGATGTAGTCAAGACCCTATGGGATACAGCCGACAAGATGGCTCGTCCAGTTGTAAGTGGTGTGTACTTTATCTCTAAGCAGATGGAGAACTCACTGATGCAACCTATGCCTGCCATCTTTGATGAGGGTGGTACTGAGTTTGAAATTAAATACAAGCACCCACTACCACGCAACCAAGTTATCAAGGTAGACCACGCTGGACTGGGCTTAGTACTGATGCACAAGTCTGTTATCAAAGCGTTACATGCCAAGCATGGTGAGAGTGACTTCCTGTTTGCAGAGAACAACGCAAGTGGTGAGCAGTTTATTGGTGAGGACATTGCTTTCTTCCGCAAGGTTAAATCAGCAGGTGTGCCTGTCTATGCCAACACATCGGCATTGGTCAAGCACATGAAGCGCTTCTCCTTTGATGATAACTACTACAACTTATACTGGGCAGCCATTGAAAGTGCAGAAAGGAACAAGCAAAATGCCAACACAGCAAGCGAGTAACAAGCGTAGAGGTGCAGCATTTGAGATTGAACTTGCTGACTGGCTAATGGAACAGGGTTTAAACGCACAGCGTTTGCCTCGTGCTGGTCGCAATGACATCGGTGATGTCTACCTCCCAGCCAACAACGATGGCTATGTGATTGAAGCCAAGGCACCAAGGCGTGATGGTCGCATTGACCTGAGTGGTTGGTTGCGTGAGGCAGAGATTGAAGCAGAGAACTATCGCATACAGAAAAGATTCGTAATTTCACCTTCACCACTGGTGATTATCAAAGCGAGCAACAAGGGGATTGGAGAGTCGTATGTCGTACAGAGGCTCCGTGATGCACTCCCAAAACTCTAAGCATGACATCGTTAAAGTATTAGAGCACTACGGATTCACTGTTCCCACTAATCGTGGTGGTTGGGTGACTGTGCGGTGTGCCTTCCACAATGATAAAGTTAAGTCAGCGCGTTTAAACATAGAGAACGGCGGGTTTCGCTGCTTCGCATGTGACATGGCTGGAGATGTCTACTCACTTATTATGAAGAAAGAAGGAGTTACCTATGTCAAGGCTCTCGAAATCGCAGAGGGAATTACTGGCGAAAGCAACAGAGAACTACGAAAGAAACCTAGACGAGGTGGCTCCGTATCTGGAGAGTCGCGGTATAACCAAGGAGACAGCACTTATGTTCCGCCTCGGCTTCGTAAAGAATCCTGAGACAGGACACGAACCTTACACTGGTAAGTTGGCTATCCCATACCTGACACCATCAGGTGTGATTGACATACGCTTCCGCAGTTTGAACGCAGACAGCGGACCGAAGTATCTCTCCAGACCTGGAGCAAGCACACACATTTTTAATGTGGCTGCATTGAATACTGATTCAGATGTGCTGGTCATTTGTGAAGGTGAAATAGATACGATGATTGCTACCCAAGTGGGGTTCGCAGCAGTCGGTTTGCCTGGGGCTAACAACTGGAAACCTTTTTATACACGAGTCCTTGCGGACTGGGAAAAGATTATGTTGTTTTGTGACGGTGATAATGCTGGTAAGGAAATGGCTAAGACAATCACTCGTGAACTGGACAATGTGTTTCCAGTGTTCATGCCTGACAACTGTGATGTGAATGATGTGTTCCTTGCCGAAGGTGCAGAAGGATTACATAAGCGAGCGGGTGTTTAAACATGGACAAGAGCCACGCAGATTACTTACAACATTTAATGCAAAACTTCCAGCGCGAGATGACTGTTGGCAGGGCGAAGGAACTAAACCTATGCCCAGTATGCAATGTATACAACAAGCCAGAAGAACATCGTTGCTCCACTCCAACTAAAAAGGAGATTGTTTAAACATGGCAAAGAACTCTAGTTTTGATTTGGACTTTGGGTACGGGAGAAAAGGCGAGCAGTTAGTTGACGAATTATTAACTGGAGGAAGAACAGTAGAAGTAAAGCGTGACCGCAAATGGTTCAAGACTAACAACTTATACATTGAAACTGAATGTTACTTTGTTAAGACAGAGGCGTGGGCACCGAGTGGATTGGGTGTAACAGAGGCATCATACTGGGCGTTTGTGTTACAGGAATCTACCTTGATTGTACCCACTGATGTGCTTCGCTTCGCAGTTAAAGAGTATGGCAGAGAGATTAAGTGCGAGATACCCCCGAACCTGAGTAAGGGATACCTCATTACAGTAGATGATTTGATGACAGCGACAAGGAAATACAAGGATGGATGAGCAAGATAAAGTTTGGGAAACTATCTACGGCACAGCACGACAGGTTGCATCACGCAGTAACCGCATCCATCGTGGACTGGTAAGCACTGATGATGTGTACCAACACCTATCGTTGTGGGCATTGGAACACTGGCACAAGATAGAGGAATGGGAACAGCAAGAGTCATTGAAGTTTAAACTACGCCGTACTTTCTACAACGAAGCACAGAAGTATGTTGCACGAGAGCGCATGCACCACTCACGCACGCCTATGTCTGACAGTTTTTACTACACACATGAGGTACTGCATGAACTATTGCGTGATGTGTGGACACACGAAGGGTGGACAGATACGGCTGACTTAAGCAACGAGTTTGTATCTAAGTCAAGCAAGCCAGCAGAAGGTGGCAATCGCATGGCGTTGCTATCTGATGTGGCGGCAGGGTTAAAGCGTTTAAACGATGCAGACCAGGCACTGCTGCGGCTAAGGTATGCCGATGGTGGTATGGAGTTTGATGCTTTGGCTGAGGAATACCAAGCAACAGAGGAAGCCATACGCAAGCGTGTCAAGAGAGCGTTGACTAAGTTGCAAGATAGATTAGGTGGCGAAGCACCCGTATGGTACGGGCGTAGGCGTAACCGCAGTAATGCAGAAGCGCGACAAGAGGTGAGTGAAGGATGAAAACCTATAACATAATTGACATGCACCCATACAAGCCAGTACTACTTGTAGATGATGACTTAGGTGACTACTTACAAGAACAATCATGGAACATGGATGAACCAATCACCACTAAAAACTTTGTTGAATTATGGGAACTCATAGACCAGTACATGAAAGAAGAAAGTTAATGTTTAAACAGAAGAAGATACTTGAAAGAAATGTTGCTCGCCTGAGAACTGAGATAAGAGATTTAGATTATTCCTTACTGAATGTAAGGCGTGAGTTAAGCACTATGTATGACAAGGTAGAAGCAATGAATGTTATCAAGCATGACATGGCTAAGATGGATGCGTTGGTAGCAATGATGAGTGAGTTGGCACGCCGTGTTGACTTGGCAGGAATCGCAGACCTGCCTAACGAATGTGTATGCGAGGCATGTGGGTGTAAGAAATGATTATTGGTTTGAGTGGATACGCACGCAGTGGCAAGGATACAGTTGCTGAACTGTTGTATTTAAACTACGGATACAAGCGCCATTCATTTGCTGACCCTATGCGTGAGGCGTTGATGCGTTTAAACCCTATCGTTGGACACGAACCTCTGGCTCATCTGGTCAATGATTATGGTTGGGATGTAGCCAAGAGTAACCCTGAGGTGCGCCGTTTGTTACAAGTGTTTGGCACCGAAGTTGGTAGAGCAATGTTTGGTGAGAACTTCTGGGTTGACTTAGCGTTTAAACAAGTGCAGCAAGAGCGTGTTGTGTTTGCTGATGTTCGCTTTCCTAATGAAGCACAAGCAATCATTGACAAGGGTGGGCAGGTGTGGCGTGTACAGCGTGAAGGACACAAGCCTGTGAACCTACATTCATCTGAGACTGCGATGGATAACTGGCGCTTTGATGATTTGATTCTTAACTACGGCACCATTGATGACCTAGCCAATGAAGTCTTTATGTTGATGAAGCAAAAAGAAATAACCTTGGCATAAAAGAAGAAGCACCGCGAGGGACTGGAACCTCAAGCGGTGCTTCTCTGTTGTAGCCTATCAGATTACGGTCGCACTAGCGAATCCGTAAAGTTGTTTGGGTC